GATCTCAAGCGTATCAGTCGGCAGCGTAGTGTATTGCGCTGCAAGGGAGAAGGAATCGTCTTTCGCCACCATATCCGGTTGTCGGATTACGCGGTTGAAGTTCGCTTCTGCCAATTCAATGAATTCTGGGATACGCGCTGTCAGGTCAGTGCGGTCAAGCCAATTCGCGGTTGCTGTCTGTAGCTGCGCGTAAGTCGTAATCGCCATCTAGACTCTCCCCGGCCTCACCCTGAACACTCGGTTGTCTTTGTCGTTCAGCCACTTCCGAATCACAGCCTGGTCCTTGAAGTTGTTAGAGATCTTCGCAAGGTCGTTGTAGATGAGCATTGGAATGGAGGCAACCTTGTGTACGTCGCCTTTCCAGTTCGCTCGCTCGTCCACAGGGTTGAATGCGCCCTTGGTAGACTCAACAATCGCCGTGACATCCTGCTGGGTCTCTAGACCCATCTCCCCGGTGCTGTTGTCAAAGTGGAACCACTGTGTGGTGCCAGTCGCTGGATCGTAGTCCAGAACTCGTCGCGTTTTCATTATGGCGCCTACTAGGGGGCAGGGGCCGAAGCCCCCACCCCACCAGTAGAACTATGCTGAAGTAATTCCAGCGATGACACCATGTGCGGCTTCGTTGTTGACCTGAAGGCCCCACTCGGTGAGCGCCATACGCTTATCAGCGTCACCCGTCCTCGCCAGCGACTCAATGGTGTAAGGCCGCAGCGTCGCGATCTTCACCTCGTCTGGGTCGATCAAGAATGCCCAGTTGTTCATCAGCGCACCTGCACCAGCGTCGATCACTGATGTCAGGAAGCGGTTCGGCACTACCGACAGGTTACCGAAATCGCTGACGTAGATGTCGGCGGCTCCGATGATCACTGACGGCTGTGCGCCATCCACATTGTACCGGCTGGATGCGATGCCACTGAAGCCACTCACAACAGTCTTGTTGTAAGGGCCTACCATGAGCATCGACGGCTCACCACCACTCTCAAAGCATTCCTGCATCGTGGTCTTGAGCATGGCCTCCGTGAAAGCCGTAGGCGTTCCGAATGCCTTCCACACCTGTGCCGCACCTGTCGGGGTCGAACCCGTGTAGCTGGGCTTGGTCACGTTCGTGGAGGTCTCGTTCGTCTTGAGCCAGCCGGGGAACCCAGCGGTAACGCGGGCCGTGGCCGTGGCGCCGGTAACTGCACCAACACCATTCAGCAACGCGGCGACTTCAACGTTACGCTTAAGTTCCTTCGCTGCTTTAGCTGCCTGGTAGCCAACTTCTGAAGCTCTACCAGCTTTGTCTACGCGCTGCTCGGTGCCAGAGATGATGAAATCTCTCATGTTAATCTGGCAATAGTTTCCGAGCCGTGCGGTCGGCGTGATCGCCGTGAATGCCGACAGATCCTGTCCTTCAACTACCGGCGTGGCGCTTGCCGTAGCGAGGGCATCTGTCTGCCACTCAAAGTATGTGTTCTCTGCGTCTCTCGACCCAATGTTGCTCTGGAAAGGCGTCGTAGTCGGGCTGATGTCAGAGATTAGCTCGCTGAGATCCTCCTTGATGCCTTTCGCTTCGTATGTGTTAAACGTATTCGCGATTACTGCCATGATACTCTCCGGTTATTCTGCAAGAATACCAGCGAAGACAGCCGCAGCGTCATCGACCTTGCCGGTCGCTTTTAGCCTAGCCCTCTGTGCCTTCTGCTTGCGTGAGCGTGTTTGACGGGCAATAGTTTTATTGCCGCCTTTTACACTGCCGATTTTGGATTTGGCCTCCGTAATCCTGTGTCCGTTCGTCAGTTCGTTGTAGCGCATCGCATCGCGTAATACGATCAATGCCCTGTGATCGTAAAGCGTGTTGAGTTCATCGTCGCTGTACCCAACTGCCTTACCGAACTCGACCAACTTGCGCTGTTCATCAGCTTGCAGGTTACCGTCAGCCCATTCAGGAATTTTCTCTAACATCAGACTTTGCTCAACCGCCAGACGCTCTTGCAGTTTCTTGTCGTTTTCACCAGCAAGAAGTTGTTGCATACGCACTCGTTCGGCTTGCACCGCTTGTATCTCGCCGGTTCGCTGTCGCTCTAGTTCTTTGAGCTTCAACCACTGGACAGGATTCTCCCGTTCTAGGGCATCCCAGTCCATATTCGGCGGCTGGTTTGCGGCTTGCATCTGCTGTTCAAGTTGACTCAGCACCCCAGAATATTGCTGGTGCATTTGCCGTAGAGCCTGTTGCTCCGCACCGAAACCTTGACGTTCCTGTGCGAGTTCCTGGCTCTTCTTTGTGTATGTAGAATAGCGATGGTATCCAGCGATGAGTTCGTCCAGCGGCACCTCTTCGGGCTTACCGTCAACCGTGACAGTAAACGCCTTGGCCTCGCCGTCGAGTTGTTCATCTTCCAGTTCTTCATCGTCTAGCTCATCCACCACCGAGTCATCGGCCAACTCGGCATCCAATTCCTGCCCTACATCCAAAGAATCCGCAGAAGGTTGCTCCTCGTCAGAGGAATCTTCTTCGGGTTGCTCTTCGGCTCCGGTGAGCATCTGGGCGAATGTATCTTCGATATCACCCATAGAGCGTGGGCCGTCGTTCTCTTGACCTACATCGCTCATTATTTAAGTCCTTGTTTGGTTTTGTTACGAGATTGTTCAAGTACTAGATCATCCACCAATGTTCGCAATCCACGCAGCATCTCGTCAAGAGCGCGTCCTTGATGGTAGAGGCTCTCACGGGCGTCAACCTCACCAAAGTCAGTCAGGTTCCACCTCATAAGGATGTCGCTTTTCGCGCTATCAACAACCGACAGGAATACACCGTCCTCAAGAATTTCCTTGGCACGGCGCCCTTTCTGTTCGGCTGTCATATCCATTATAGCCCGTTCCTCAGACTCGCCTTGACAACTTCTAACTCGACATCATTCTGAAACTTTTCTTCAGCCTGGAATTCTCTAATCGCTAGATCGCCAGCAATTCTGGCGCTTTCGCGCTCGTCAAGCTGCTGTTGCTTCATAGCTGCGAGTTGGATCTTCTGTTCGTCAATCGCGGTACGGGCCTGGATGTCCATCATCTGCGCCTGGGCGAGCAACTCTTCCGGTGACGGCTTGGGCGGCTCGGGAGGCGGCGGCTCGTAGTCGAGCGGCACTTGCTTGAAGAACTGGTTTGAATCTGGGTACCCGCTGATCTCAAGCATCTTGGACAGCGTGTTCCTGATCTGGCCTAGCCCAACCAGTGGATTGTTCGGCCCAAGCTTCTCCAGTGCTGCCTGTTGGCGTATAACGACTTGGTTTAGCACGTTAAGCCGTTCATCTGTCGTGCCCACTCCCAGGCCGACATTCACGCTACAGTCCATACCTGAGTCCCAGACCCTTGGGTCGATAGGCACCCATTCGTCTCGTAACCGAATTATGCGCTCTTTATCTTGATGCGTAATGACAAGCCTGAGTACGCCCTTGAACATCTTCTTGAAGCCATCAGCGAATAGTCGTGCCATTAGCTCCAAGTGCTGTTCGGCGCCACGGATCGTAGCACTTACGGCTGCCTTGGTCGTTGATTGCAGGACATCGGGGTCCAGCCCTTGCGATGCTGCTGTCTGGCCGGTGCGCGACTCCTTCATGCTGTCGAGGTATTGGATCATCGGGAACGCCTCTTTGCCAAGGAACGGCACATCCAACTGCTGTACCATCCCCGGCTGGCGCATTCTGATGATGGAGCCGACCTCTGGGTTCATCACATCGTCAATATTGACCATGCCCTCAACCACGCCGGTCCTTGGATAGAGCGCGAACGAGAGGCTGTCGAGCATTCCACGCAGCACCGCTGACTTCACGCGCTGGATGTCTTTCGTTAGGTCTGCGATATCGCTGCCGAAGAAAACGTGCGGCTCGGGATCGCAAGCAAACATCGCGAACGGGATCGAATCAGCGGTCTCGTTGTTCACAATCTCGTAGTTGTTGCCGACTGTACAGACGCGCCTGAGTTCTGCTATCCCGTCGCCATCGTAGTCGATATAGCACCACGCCTCGGTGTACAGGACGCGCTTGCGTTCATAGCCGGACACAGGGCCTGGCATCTCGCTATTTGAGTAACGCGCCGTGTATTCGTCGCTGTCAACAAACGCGAATTCGCTAGACAGGTGTTCTTCCAGCATATCGCGGTCGTAGCCTAGCGCGACGAGATCAGAGACGGTCGCCATCGTTCGGTGACCTACCACCATCGCATCCTCAAGCGATGTAGCCGCTGCGTCCACAAAGAATTCTTCGGGAGGCATCGTTTCAATCTTGACCCGATTGCGCTTCCGGCTGCGCTTAATCTCAACGTCGTAGACCTGCGGCGACGGTTGGCCCATCGCCTCCATCTGCGCTACCTGCTCTTCGGGTACGCCTGGCGCCGAGCGTCCTTCTACGGATACGGCCTCTACGCCATCCTCTTCCAGTATCAGGCCGAGTGCGCCCTCATCTAGCCCCTCAAACCGATGGGTCTGGACTTCGATGGAGTCATCCCACCACCACTTCACGAAGCCACCCTTATTCATCAGAGCGTCCTTAAACACGCTGTAGAATATGGCTATCGCGTCATTATCCTGCTTGATGATGTAGTTGAGGTAGTCGGTTGCCTGTTCAGCCATCGCGAGGTCATTCGCGTTTCTGGGCATGAATTCGACAACCTTTTCGGAGCCGAAGAACACGCGCATCATGGATGGCAGCACAGCCTGTACAGAATCGCGGACATCGCGGCTGACCACCTGGCTTCTGCCGTCTACCTCATTGCCGAATGGGTCGCCGCGATAGTACCGAGTCGATTCTGCCCTCGTCGGGCTGATGTCATCGTCTATGTACTGGATTGCGTCGGAGATATAGGAACTGACCACTGCCTGAAGGTCAGACTCGCTCATCCCTATGCCAGCTTCGGTCTCGGCTTCGTCGATGTACGCCAATATCTCAGCATCCTGAAAAATTATACAAGACAGGCGCGTCTAGGGGCACCGTTCGCGGCCCTGTGGGGCGGCGAAGCAGAAGACTGTGGGGGTTTAAGATAGCCCGTAAGACCACCATCTCACCGGGCCACCCCCCTAGACTACTCCCACCAGATTTCTCTTAATCTTACCCATACTCCTACCCGCTCGTCCACCCATAGCGGTTCCTGCCTCAGATGCAAAGGTCAAAACGAAGGCGTCCGCACTGTCAGGTGAGGCGACTCCCCTACGCTTCAGGTCTGCCTTTGATTCTATCTTCACTCTACCGCTAGAGGTATATGTATAACGCACAGTAGTCAATTCCGATTTCAATAATTCGCCTTTCGGTAACCGTACATTACGGCCTTCTAGCCAGCTTTTAGCCTTGTACCACAGTTCGGCGCGAAGGTTCAAGTAGTGCTGACCCATCGCCGGACTTTCGCTGACGTTTATCGCATACGCTGGCAAATCAAGCTCGCGCAGCCTATCGGCTACACCGGCACCTAGCCCGATAGCATCCACAAATATCTCGGTTGGTTTCTCTGTGCTGGAGTCATACTCAGCCTTGATCGCGCCGGTCAACTGCATCGTATCAAGATTGCGCCACAAGCGGATCGGCTCTGTAATCGCGTTCCCCCTGCGCTTACAAAGCGCGGACGCATCGGCGCCAAACCGTGCCACATCCACGCCCCAGATTGTAGGTCCGAACTGGGTGGGTTCTATGTCACGGCTGATCGCGTCAGCGACCAATTCCTGGGGGATCACGGTGTCATCGTCACCCTTGGGGAACTCGCCAAGCACACGAACGCGGTAGGTGTTTGACTCCTCCCCGTAGCGCATCCGGCATTCTTCGACGTATTCCTCAGATACACGACCCGTATTTTCACACGATATGTGGAAAGTCTTCCACCGATCAGCCAGCTTGTGGAAGGTGTCGTAGAAATAGCCCGTGCTTCTGATTGGGTTGCCAGCCAACACCATTGAAGCGTGGTGTGCGGACATTGAGCCACCAGCAGACTCGTAGACCTGCTCAGGAATACCACTGGCTTCGTCGCAGATAAGAAGAACGTGTTCAGCGTGGACACCCTGTAGGGCATCAGGCTGCTCCGCTCTGCTTGTTTTCGCTGAGATGAAGTTGCGCTCTGGGTCCGCGATCAACTCAATACGGTCAGACTTGATGTTGAACAGGTCACGGAAGCCTGGGGGCGACTGCTTTAGCCACGCTTTCGCTTCCGGCAGCAGTGCATCATGCAACTGCGCTGACGTAGGAGCGGTGATCACTACTTTGGCATGGTAATGCGTACCGATCCACCAGAGCGCGAGCCAGCTAAGAACGCTCGTCTTACCCACACCGTGGCCTGACCGGATGCTGATGCCGCGATTCCCTGCGGCCACCGCCGCCATCACCTCAGACTGCCACGCATCGGGTTCAGCGCCTAGTATCCCCTCCACAAACAGAGTCGGGTCCGCCCTCATATCCTCAATCGACGATTCGTAATTCACCGCCCTTCCCTCATCTCGTAGATCCTCATCTCCATGCGATCTAACCGCTTGAGTACATCCGCATTAACCGACTCTAGCCAGTTCAGCTTCGTATTCTGGATGTGGTCACTTGAGATTGGCGCGTCCTGATTCTTCTCCATCGAGTCCTCAATCCTAGC